AAAAAATAAAAAATAAAAGTTATGTTAAACATTCAAAATTCCGAGTTCATTTCAAAAGAACAAATCCGTCAACAAGCTCCTTCAATTTTTACTGCTACCAGTGCTCCTGGAACTAGTGAAAAGTATGCTCACATTCCTACCGATAAAATTATCGATGATATGGCTGCCCTTGGTTGGGGTGTTGTAGATGCTAAACAAGTTAAAGCTCGTAAAGGAGTAGGTTTCCAAAAGCACTTGGTTGTATTCCGTAATAACGATATTCAGATCACTGCTGAAGATGGTGATGATGTTTTCCCACAAATCCTATTGACTAATAGTCATGATGGTAAAAATGCCTTTACTTTCACTGCTGGTTTGTTCCGTATGATTTGTGAAAATGGTTTAGTTGTATCTTCCCGTGAGTTTGAAAATATGAAGATTCGTCATATGGGTTATTCATTTGAAGAATTGCAAAATACCATTAAATCAATGGTTGAAAAATTACCTTTGACTGTTGAATCTTTGAACAAGTTCCGTCAAGTAGAATTAGGTCAAGAACAAGCTCTTGATTTTGCTAAAAAAGCTCTTGAAGTTCGTTTTGGTGATGATGTTGAAAACATTAAAGTTGATTTGAATGAATTGCTTACTGCTACTCGTCCACAAGATAAAGGTTCTGATTTGTGGTCAGTTTATAATGTGATTCAAGAAAAATTGGTTCATGGTATGTTTAATTACACCTATGGTTCTAAAGTTCGTAAAGCTCGTAAAATCAAAAACTTCCAACAAGATATGGTTTTGAACGAGAAATTGTATGATTTGGCTCTTGAGTACGTTCCCGCATAAGGGAATGTACTTAAGCTTGGTTTTAAAAAAGAAAGTTTATATATTTATATCATGAGCAATTTAGAAAAAGCAGAACAAGAAGCTATCTTTAATATGAAATGCGACAAAATATTGTCTCTTTCAGATGAAGTTGGTTTACAATTAGAGGTTGTTTGGTCAGCTTTTAAACATAAAGAACAATTTCCTCAAGCATCTCTTCTAGAATGTCTACAAGTAGGAGCAGATGAATGGGACTTGGATTATTATGAAGCCAAGTAAAAAATATGCTGGAGTGGTGGAATGGTAGACACGCCGCACTTAAGATGCGGTAGCCCAACGGCTGTGAGAGTTCGAGTCTCTCCTCTAGTACGAATGAATTATGATGTAGATAAACTTAAAGAAGCTATTGAGTCATCAGATTCAATGCAAGAAGCTTGTTCAAAGTTAGGATGGCATTTTAATACATTTAAAACAAGAGCTCAAAAACAAGGGTTGTATGATCCTGAAAAAGGGTGGAGGAATAAACCAAAACCAATATCTGATAGAAAGGATATTTCAAATATACAATCTAGAAAAGGTGTCAAAAATAGGATACTAAAAGAGAACTTGTTACCATATGCATGTTCTGATTGTGGGATAAGTGAATGGAATGACAGACCCATTTCATTACATTTAGATCATATAAATGGGGATGGTTGGGATCACAAGATAGAAAATCTAAGATTTTTATGTCCAAATTGCCATTCTCAAACAGACACATACGCAGGTAAAAACAAATAAGCCGAGATCGCATAGCGGTTGATTGCACCTGACTTGTAATCAGGATCTGAATAAGACACGCCAGTTCGAATCTGGCTCTCGGCTCAAATAAGCAGGTATCGTATAATGGTTATTACTCTAGTCTTCCAAACTGGAGACGCTAGTTCGATTCTAGCTACCTGCTCGTATTTATTTTAATTTTTTCATATATTTATAATCATGGCAAACGCAAACATGGATTTAACAGCTACCCCTTATGGTTTATCGGGTGGAGTATATTTATCAGGTTCAGTAACTTATGGCAATACAGGAGGATTATTTTTTGCTTATTATCCTATAGCCTCTTCAGTAGCTAATATCAAATTTGATAATATAGTTAGTGGAGGTGCTGTTACTGGAAGTTTTACAGCAGGTATTCCTATTTATGGACAAATAACTGCTGTTACCCAATCATCAGGAATTGCTTTCTTATATTCAGCATTAGTAGCTTCTTATTAATTAAATAACTTATGCAGTTAGGGTTAGGGATTAGTTTATCAAATAATATATTTGTTGGGGGATCATCTCCTACCCCCCCAGTTGATCCTGATGCACAAGCATTTATTACAGCAGCAGGTATTACAGATTCTACTCAACAATCAGCTATCAATACTTTAGTAGTTGATTTGAAAGGTTATAGTATTTGGACAAAAATGAAAGCTGTTTATCCTTTCGTTGGAGGTACTGCTACAACTCACAAATATAATTTAATAAATCCTGCTGATACAGATGCTGCGTTTAGATTGGTGTTTAGTGGTGGATGGACACATAGTTCAAATGGTGCTTTGCCAAATGGCACAAATGGATATGCTGATACATTTTTAATTCCAAGTACAACACTACAATTAAATAGTGTGTCATTGTCTTATTATTCAAGAACTTTAAGCACAACAGCCGCACAAGCAATGGGGGGTAATGACTTTGCAAATTACTTGATATTAAATAATTTCTCTGGTGGTACATCTATTTATGCACAACTAAATACATCAGGTCCTGATTACATACAGGCCACAATCACAAATACACAGGGGTTGTTTATAGCAAACAGGACAACATCTACCGTTGTTAATTTATGGAGTAATTCAAGCAAGGTGGCTACTGATAGCAAAACAAGTACGGCAAGACCGGCCGTCAAATTATTTCTTGGTGCGAGAAACAATATTGGTCCAGCATCTGGTTATGATAATAAACAACTTGCCTTTGCTTCCATTGGTGATGGCCTAACCGACACCGAAGCCGCTAATTTCTACACCGCAGTACAAGCATACCAAACAACCTTAGCCCGGCAAGTATGATAACATTAAAAGATATAACTCCCGAACAGTATGATCAATATGTTGGTTTATTAACTGTGTCTCAAAAAGATGAACTTGTAGACCAATGGTATATGGATGATAGTTATTTCAATCCTATCCAAGATAATAACGATAATTGGATTATATCAGTTGAAGAAATTTCACAGTGTATAAATCCTGATTGTCAATGGGTAAAAGATTTACCTCTTATCCCATATGTTCCAAAACCAACCCCATCTTTTCCAAACTAATAATCTTTAAGGGTTATGGAATTTAGAACTCTAACAAATCAACAAAAAATTGATTTAATTGAATATATTAAAACGTATTTAAACAACAATCCTCACGTTGATATATTAATTGGGTGTGATTCACAAGGTTATTGGGATAAAACAGTATATGCAACTGTAATAGCACTTTACAAACCAGGCAACGGTGCACATGTTTTATATAAAAAAGAAACAGTAGAACCTGAAAGAGTTCGTCAAGTACGTTTAATGACTGAGGTTTGGAAATCTGTTGAAGTAGCAGAATATCTTAAAAATTCCGGTTTACCTCAAGTTAAATATATTGACATAGATATTAATCCTGATAAAAGATATAAATCAAACGAGGTTTTAAGAGCAGCGGTTGGTTTAGTTGAAGGGATGGGTTATCAAGTTAGGTATAAAACATTAGGAGCAATGGCAACATTTGCAGCCGATACTTTAGTTAAATAATTTCTTAATTTAACTTGGCTCTCTAAAAACCAATTATTATATTTCAGTATAAAAGGCCCTTTCGTCTATCGGTTAGGACATTAGGTTTTCATCCTAAAAAGACGGGTTCGATTCCCGTAGGGGCTACAGATAGATTACCCTCTCGTCTAACGGCAGGACAAGTGGTTTTGGTCCACTTAATCGAGGTTCGAATCCTTGGGGGGTAACTTAGTCAGGTGGCGGAATGTAGACGCAGGTCGTAGGTAGCACCGCTCACAAACAGCCTTAACGTGGTGAGCATTACGGGTTCAAATCCTGTCCTGACTGCATGGAAAGTTGGCAGAGTGGTCGATTGCGGCAGTCTTGAAAACTGTTGACTGTAACAGGTCCGGGAGTTCGAATCTCTCACTTTCCGCTTTTATTATGTTCTCATAGCTCAGTTGGATAGAGCAACTGCCTTCTAAGCAGTAGGTCAATGGTTCGAATCCATTTGGGAACACAAATAGGAGTTCTTTGACATATTAAAAAAGAAAGGAATAAAAATGGAAATAACATCATTTATTTTAGGTATGCTCTCAGTGGTAGCTGTGATTGTAATTGCAGTTATTGTTAAGGGTATGGTTAAGATTACAAAACTAGAAAAAGAATTGAAAAATACTCAAGAAAGCATTGAATGGAGAGATAGAAATAATTCAGATGCTAATCGTGAAATATACGATAGATTATCAATGATGGACGAACATGCTTATCGTCAATTAGAAGAAATAAAAAGAGATCTTATCTCTTATGTAGATTCTCGTATAGATAAGCTTCAGTCTAAAAAGGAGGTAATTAAATAATTTAAGTTAAACCCTTCAAAGAATTCCTATTTACCGGATCCTTAGCTCAATTGGTTAGAGCAACTGACTCATAATCAGTAGGTCATAGGTTCGATTCCTATAGGATCCACGCCACTGAAGACGAAGCGTTTATTCGCTATGAACCCATCAATTAATTTTGGTGGGTTCTTTTTTTGCTCTTTTGTATATGTATCATTGAATAAAGTTATTTTAAAAGGTTTTTAGTTTTGTAAATAAAAATAAAACTATGAAACTACCAATTACCTTTGAACAATTTTCAAAAGACCCCTGGAAAGCGGTCCAATTCCTTTTACTTGTTGTTGTTGGTTATCTTTGGCTTGATAATAAAATGAACTATCAAGGACAAATTGAAAAACACACCCAAAAAGTAGAAGTATTAGAACAAAAAGTTGATAAATGTCTTATTCAACTTAAAAAATCAGATAGTGCTTTAGCTGCTGCCACCACTAAACTTGAGGTTTTATCTACGTTAGGAAAAATCCCAAAGTAAAATGAAACACTTAAATAAAATAACTTTAACTGTTCTCCTATTAGCTGCTGTTGATATGGTAGGACCATTAAATGCATCAAAAGGACCTAATGTTGATGAAATTGATGCTTTAATTGCTAAAAGTAGTAAAAACATGGCTGCTGCTAGCTCAGTAGTTCAAGCTGCTGCTAAAGCACAAGAAAAAACTCTTTCTCAGGTTGTAAATAATATAGAAAAAATAAAAGAAGAGAATAAAGAGTCAAAAACTAAACTAAATATTTTCACTGAACGTATGATGGTATTTGGAGTTGATACGATAGCATCTGCCGAAGATCCTACTTTATTAAAAGCTTATAAAGATTATAAAGATGGTGGAGGAGAACAAGATTACGATCAATGGAAAACATGGATATTAAACAAAAAATAAATAAATAGATATGAGAAAATTTTTTAGAGAATTATTTGACGATAACAATTCAATCAACGAAAAAGCAGTAGTTGGTTTTATCGCATTTTTTATGCTTTGTATAGCATTAGCTGTTGATCTTGTTACAGGATACTTTGGTGCTCCTTTAATAATTAATGAATTCATTTTTGATGGGTTTATGGTATTAGTTTTAGGTTCATTTGGTATTGCATCTGTTGATAAATGGATGAATAAGAAAGACAAAAAAGAAACAATGAAAATTCAACAAGAAGAAAATAAAGAAGAAAACACACAAAACTTAGAAGGATAATGAAAGAAATATTATTAAATTTTTGGAAATCAGTTGTTAAACACTTATTAAGTAAAACAACTTTAGATGAAGAAATTGCTGCTAAAGCAAATGAAATTAATGAATTAGACGAAGAAAAACCTAAAAAAACTAAAAAGAAAAAATAATTATGTTATTAAAAATTGGTTCAACAGGTGAAGATGTTAAAAAACTTCAAGAAAAATTAGGGGTTGATGCTGGAAGTGCTGCTGGTACTTTTGGTCCTAAAACCGAAGCTGCTGTGAAAGCTTGGCAAAAAGCCAATGGATTATTAGATGATGGAATTGTAGGTCCTGGAACTTGGGGTAAAATGTTCCCTATATCAATCCCGGATTCTCCTTTTAAATTGAAAAATTTAATTGGTCATATTCCTAATGTTGTTATAGAACAAATTCCAAGTACTGCTGTTAAATTTAATATTACTAATACTTTAAGATTAGCTCATTTCTTAGCTCAATGTGGTCATGAATCTGCTGGTTTTAGACTTACTCAAGAAAACTTAGGATATTCAGCAGCTCAATTACCTAAAATGTGGCCTTCATTATTTAATGCTACAAATGCTGCTCAATATGCTATGAAACCTGAAATGATTGCAAATCGTGCCTATGGAAATAGAATGGGTAACGGTCCTGAAGCATCAGGTGATGGATGGAAATTTAGAGGTAGAGGATATATTCAATTGACAGGAAAATCAAATTATACTCAATTTGATAAATTTGTTGATGAAGAAATTTTAACTACTCCTGATTTAGTAGCTACAAAATATCCTTTAATGTCTGCTGCTTTCTTCTTTAATGTAAATAATCTTTGGACTATCTGTGATCAAGGTGCTACCGACGCTATTGTTACTTCTGTAACCAAAAGAGTAAACGGTGGTACTCATGGTTTAGAAGATCGCTTAGCTAAATTTAAGAAATACTACGCGTTATTAGCATAATTTTGTGTCTTTCGACACAATCCATGAATTTTACGAGATAATTTATTATAGGCGTTATACGAAAGTTTATGACGCCTATATTTATTATCGATGGATGTAAATAAAATATTTGGATTATTTGATGGAGAAGAATTCGACTCCATGAAGGAAAAATCCCAAGCCACTGATATTTTATTGAAAGATTATAAAAATCATCCTTTGTTTTGGGTTGGGATGTTTAAAAAACTTATCTATAATCACCATTTATTTAATGCCCAAATTATAAAATTTTTTGATAAAATAGATAATGATTTAGATCCTGTTGATATAGATAAAGCAGGAGAATTTGTAGTATTTACTAGAGCCTGGGATTATATAAAAAAAATTGATCCTGAGGATAGACAACACCAAGAAGCCATTTATCATTTTTTAGATGTAGATTTAAAAGTTGCCTTAGAATTATCAATAAATTACTTCCAGGAACAAGAAGAATATGAAAAATGTGCACACTTAAAAAAGAATTTAGAATTTGTAAAACTTCTCTTAACTTAAGCTTGGAGTTAAATTTTTTATTTGTTATATTATGGTCACGGGTTTTGAAAAAATAAGAATATGAAAAACAGAAACATAGTAATGAGACGGTTGGAAAAAATAGAGGGGTGTATTGAGAAACTCAATTTCGCTCTCCGTCGTGGACAAAGTTGGGAAACGGTTAATGAACACATTGCCGAAATGAGAGATAGTATCAATGATGCTAAAATGTTTGTACAACAAGAACCACTTTCACCAAACGAAATAAATACTTCATTGTAATTTATGAATTTAACAGCAGAAGAAATCCAAAAAAATTGGATGAGGTTATTAGGTTTTATTGAGGATCACATTGCTGAACCTCGTAAAACAAAACTAATGGAATTTTATGAAAAATATTCTGAGCGTTTGATGTTAATGCCTGCTGCTCATAAAAAAGAATATCATAATGCTTTCCCTGGAGGTTATGTAGAACATGTTAATCGAGTTATTACTTGTGCTCTTCATCTTCATGAATTATGGGCTACAATGGGAGCAGATACTACTACTTATACCAAAGAAGAATTAGTATTTTCGGCTCTAAATCATGACCTGGGTAAAATGGGTTCTGAAGAAGAGGAATCATATATCCCACAAACTGATAATTGGAGAAAAGAAAAATTAGGTGAGGATTATATGTTTAATAGTAAAGTTCCATTTGCTTCTGTTCCTGATAGAGGATTATTCCTACTCCAGTCTCATGGTATTCAATATACATTTAATGAAATGATTACCATTCAGACTCATGATGGTTTATATGATGAAGCAAATAAGAAATATTTAGCTACTTATATGCCAGAACAAAAACCACGTACTTCTCTCCCTTATATAGTACACCAGGCTGATTTAATGGCTGCTCGTATTGAATTTGAAAGAGAATGGTTACCAAAATTACAGGGTAGCGTGGAAACCAAAAAGAAATCATTTACATTGGAGTCAAATAAAAAATCAGCTCCTGCTCTTTCAGATAAAAAAGTCAAAGCTTTAAATACTGTTAAGAGTGAAGGACTAAAAAACCTATTAGATAATTTATGATATTAACAATTTCAATTCTTTCAATATTGGTCGTGTTATTAAGTTACACGACCTTTAACCTCCTACGTAAAAACGAAATTCAAGAGGATGAATTAGTAAAACAACAACAAATTCTTCTCTCTTATCAAACCTATCTCAATAAAATCTCAGATACGATTGAGGAATCAGATAAAAAATTAAAAGAATTAGACTACAAAGGTTCGTTTAAAGCCGATGATGAAATTGGATTTGTGTTTGAACAAATTAAATCTATTCAAACCATTTTAAATGTTTTCATTATTAAAGATTTAAAATAAGATGATAGGGGTGGAGGAAAAAAAGAAAAAAGGGGTACAATATTTTACCCAAGAAACCGAGGATTCTATTGTTTTATATAACAACACTCAAGATCCTAATGTTAGAAGTAGAATTTATAGAGATAAAATCCATTATGCTTTTTTCAAGCTAACAGAAAATATTATCCATACTTTTAAGTTTTATTATACTGAAGAAACTAATTTAGAGGATCTACAACACGAGGTAATTACTTTTCTTTTATCCAAAATCCATCTTTACGATCAAACAAAAGGTACCAAAGCATATTCTTATTTTGGAACTATTGCAAAACGCTATTTAATTTTATCAAATCAGAAAAATTACAAAAAACGTGTTGATACTTTATCTATAGATGTTTTAGAGGAAGATGAAAATCACTCATACACCCTAGAAGATACTCCCGTTAATGAACGTTTATCTATGTATATAGATGAATTTACTGAATATTGCACCGAAAATATATTTGAATTATTTCCTAAAGAATATGACGCTCAAATAGCAGATGCGATCTTAGAATTATTTAGAAAAAGAGAATATTTAGATGTATTTAATAAAAAAGCTCTTTACATTTATATCCGTGAACAAGTTGATGCTAAAACACCTAAAATTACTAAAATAGCAAATCAACTTTATGACATATTTAAAAAAGGTTACGTATTTTATTTAGAACACGGATATACAAGTTTTTGAGTTTCATATTTATAAGAAACTAATTGTATATTTATGTCACAATTTGAAAATATTGTCTTTAAAAATAAAAAATTCTCTGATTTATTAGAGGAAATTTATAACAATCAAAAGAAAAAAGACCAACAAGTTAATGCCTTAATTTCAGAATTAAAACCACTTATTTCTGATATTGGAGATGCTACTTTAGTAGTTCCCTTAATTAAAGAATATATGGAAATAAGTGTTAAAAATGATGATATCTTAATTAAAATGGCAGCACTAGCACAACGTGCTATGCAAACACAAACAGCAGATGGTGCTTTAACTATTTCTGATGAAGAAAAAGAGCAATTATTATCTGCTATGAATGAGTTAAAAGGAGATAAATAATGTCAAATTTCCTTAGCAATAAATCTGTTAATAAATCAATTCCTATTAACTATCAAACAGCCCAATCTCCAAATGGGATAACTGCTTCTCCTGTATCTTTCAGAGCCGGAAGAGTTAAAAGTATAGTTTTAGATGAAAATCACCCACGATTTAAAGAATTAGGAGGATTTAATGCTATAGGATATGTTGAATATCAAGATATAATCAATTTTACTACTCAAGCATCAGTAGCTAAACCTTATTTTGGAAATATTAAAAATCTCCCTTTATTAGAGGAAATTATATGGATTATAGACCTTCCAGATACTAATTTAAATCCAACTCCTCAAGGAGATGGAACAATAGGAGGTATTACTACAAGTGTTTCTTCTTATTATATATGCCCTACAGCATTATGGAACCACCCTCACCATAATGGTTTTCCTCTTAATACTATTCAACTTCCTGATTCACAGAAAAAAGATTATATTCAAACTCAAACAGGGAATGTTAGAAGAGTAACAGATCAATCAACAGAAATAAATTTAGGTAATACTTTTATAGAAAGACCTAATATCCATCCCTTAAAACTTTTTGAAGGTGATATAATAACAGAAGGTAGATGGGGCAATTCAATTAGATTTGGTTCAACCGTTAAAACAAAACCACCAACAATTGCTTCTTTAAATAATTGGTCAACAGGAAATAGTATTTCTGGTGATCCTATTATTATTTTAAGAAATGGTCAAGGTAAACAAAATGATGAAGGTTGGGTTCCTGTTGTAGAAGATATCAACAATGACGAATCCTCTATTTATTTAACCTCTACTCAAAAAGTACCTTTAAAACCCTCAAGTAATAATTATTCAAGTTACTCATCAAACCCACCAATTAATCCAGGATTATATGAGGGAAAACAAATAATGATTAATTCAGGAAGATTAGTATTTAATTCAACTAATGATCATATCTTATTAAGTTCTAATAAATCTATTAATTTGAATTCTCAAAATGGATTAAATGTTGATACTAATACTGCTACCTTTCAAACAAAAAATATTTATTTAGGTTCAAAATCAGCAACAGAACCTTTATTATTAGGAAATAAAACCTATGATATGTTACGAACTTTAATAATAAATTTAAAAGAATTTATGCAAGTAGCATCAACCCAAGTATCAACAGCTCCTGGAACACCTTTAGGACAATTTAATATAGTAGCATCTCAAATGAGATTAGTATTAGAAAATATAGATGCTGATTTAACATCTGACCAAGGAGATATTAGGTCTAAAAATAATTTTACAACATAATGCAACGAGTACCTAATATAGATGCTACTAAAATATTAAAAGCTGTTCCTGGTGATTTAAAACCCAAAGGAGCAGCCAAATTACCTGATTTATTATTAATTCAAGGTAATCAAATTCCCCAAATTATTGAACCATCTATTATATCTCTAATTGAACAATATATACCCCCAGATATAGTAAAAATAGCTTTACCTATTGTACAGAATAATAGAAATAATGATAAAATAACTATTACTGAAGAACAAAAAGCATCTATAACACAACAGATAAAAACTTTAGTAGAAAATAGAGTTAAAGAAGAAGCATTAAATGCTGCTCAAAATGAAATTAGTGGTGTATGTTTACCACCTAACGTAGCTAAACAGTTAATTGATACAAGAAATAATATTGTTCAATCATTAAATAGTATAGGAACTAGAATTGATCAAGCATCATCATTAGTAACAGGAGTTTCTAATTTTTTAACAATACTTGTAAATGTAATTTCATTAGTTGATACTGCCCTAACGCTTGCTACTTTATTTTATGCTCTTCCTCCTAATAATGTTCTCCCAACACCAGGCTCTATTACCTCTACATTATCAGGATATCAAAAAGCAATAAGAACTGTTACTTTTGATCAGTATGGAAATTCTAAATTAGCAAGACTTCAAAGTACAATAGCTTCTTCAGCACTTGTTTTATCTATTGTATCCATTTATATTTTACAAGCTAAAGCATTATTAGAAATTATAGACATATATATAAAAGCTTGTCAATTAGATAATAATAATCCTCTTACCCCAACTTCAGATATAATTGAATCAATAGCCTCAGCTCAATTACAAGCTTCTCAAACTCAAAACCAAGTAACTTATAATGGTTTTATAATTGAAATAGAAGAAATACCTTACTCCCCAGGAGTTATAAGAAGAAGAGCAATTGGTAAAAACCAACAAGGTATTGTTTTAATACAAACAGAATTATCATTTACTACAGATAATCAAACTCTAATTAATGAACTTAAATTAATAATTGACAGAGATAATTTAAAAGCTTACTAATTTTAATATTTATAAATAAT